TACGGTATCCGACGCTGCTATAGCAGTAGGCGACACACAAATAACGGTAGCAAGTGGAACTAACATAGGTGTTGGTGACATTTTAGCTTTTTCAACTACGGCTGCAACAGACGACTATGATGATGGTGCAGAATACGAAGTTACGGTAGTTTCATCTAACGACATTACATTTAAAAGAAAAGTTGGTACTGGCGGCTTAGCAAGAGCTGTACTTAACGGTTCTAATATAAGACGAAGATGGCAATACTATGACCAAGTAAGTGGTGCACCTGGAACATCTCCTGATGTTTTATCTGCTGGAAGAACTAATGACGAACTACATATCGTTGTTGTGGATGCTGACGGTTCAGTAAGTGGAACGAAAAATGAAGTATTAGAAATATATGAAAAAGTATCAAAAGCAAAAGACGCCAAAGACGCAGGTGGTTCAAATAATTTCTACGCTGAAGTTATTTTTAAAAAATCATCTTTCATCTATTGGGGTAGCCACAACTCAAATGGAACAAATTGGGGACAAAGCAAAACAGCTAATGCAAGTGCATTTACGGATGTAACTGCTCCTTTAGCACATACCTTTACAGGTGGTGTAGATGGAACTGCTTCTGACGGTGCTAGATTAAGCGCATTTGAACTATTTAAAGATAGTGAAACCGTTGATGTTGGATTAATTTTGGCTGGTAACGCTTCCGCAGCTTTACTCGGAGATTTAATAACAATCGCTGAGACAAGAAAAGATTGTGTAGTGTTCGCAAGTCCACAAAGAAGTGATGTGGTTAATATAACTTCTGCTATAGTACAAACAAACAATGTGCTCGGATTTTTTAATACAATTCGGTCATCTTCTTATGTTGTCTTTGATAGTGGTTACAAATATACATACGATAGATATAATGATGTCTATAGATATGTTCCACTAAACGGAGACCTGGCTGGCTTATGTGCAAGAACAGACCTAACTAATGACCCTTGGTTTAGTCCTGCTGGATTAAATAGAGGTATAATTAGAGGCGCTGTTAAGTTGGCGTATAGTCCAAATCACACACAAAGAGACGAACTTTATAGAGCGAGAATCAACCCAGTTGTTTCTTTCCCTGGACAAGGAATCATTTTGTTTGGTGATAAAACTGGACTAACTACACCTTCAGCATTTGACAGAATAAATGTAAGAAAATTGTTTATTGTTTTAGAAAAGGCAATATCAACAGCTTCTAAATTCCAATTATTTGAATTCAATGATGAATTCACTAGAGCTGGATTTAGAAATATGGTAGAACCATTTTTAAGAGAAGTACAAGGTCGTAGAGGTATCACAGACTTTTTAGTAGTGTGTGATGATTCAAATAACACAGGTGAAGTAATTGATAGAAATGAATTTATTGCTGAGATTTACATTAAACCAGCAAGAAGTATCAACTTTATCACATTAAGCTTTATCGCAACTAGAACTGGCGTGGCTTTTGAAGAAGTCGCAGGTTAAGGAATAGAAGGAGAAAAATACAATGGCTAATATAAATGACTTCAAAACCAAACTTGCTGGCGGTGGTGCTAGAAAGAATCAGTTTAAGGTAACAATGCCTTTCCCTGGTTTTGCAAGTGTTGGTGGAGAAACAGAAGAACTGGCGTTCTTATGTCAAGTTACAACTATTCCAGCAATGACGATTGGAACAACTACGGTTAATTTCCGTGGTAGACCAATTTACTTAGCTGGTGATAGAGAATTTGCAGCTTGGACAATAACGGTCTTAAATGATACAAACTTTAGATTAAGAGACGGATTTGAAAGATGGCAAAATGGTATCAACAATATGTCTGATAACGAAGGATTAATTAATCCTGTAGACTATCAAGTTGACGCTTTTATTGACCATTTAGACAGAAATGGATCTACTATTAAATCATATACTTTACGAGGTTGTTTTCCAACCGAAATAGGTGAAATTGGTTTAGATATGGCTCCTTCAAATGATGTTGAAACTTTTGATGTAACATTTAGATACTTATTTTTTGAAGCAAGAACGACTACTTAATAGTTGAATAAATAATTGAATAAAATTAAAGTGAGGAAAACATAATGGCAGAACTTTTCGGTTTCCAAATTACTAGAGTTAAAGAAACTCCAGACCCGAAACAAAGTTTTACTCAACCTAAAGCGGATGACGGTACACAAACCGTTGCCGCTGGAGGTTATTTTGGTCAGTACCTGGATATGGAAGGTACTGCCAAAACTGAGCAAGACTTAATTCGTAGGTATAGAGAGATTTCAATTCATCCAGAATGCGATATGGCAGTTGAGGATATTGTCAATGAAGCAATTGTGGCTAATGAGATTGAAAAGGATCCAGTAAGATTGGACTTGTCTGATACAGAATTTTCAGACCAGATTAAAAGAAAAATAGAAGATGAATTTAAAGAAGTTTTAAGACTACTTAATTTTTCTACAAAGGGACACGATATATTTCGTAGATGGTATGTTGATGGAAGAATTTACTATCATAAAATAATTGATAGAGAATCTCCTATTAGAGGTATTACAGAATTAAGATATATTGATCCAAGAAAAATTAAAAAGATTAGAGAAATTAAAAAAGGAAGACCTGTACCAATTGCAAATATTCAGGTTATACACGATTATAACGAATACTTTTTATATAATGAAAAGGGTGTTGCCGGTCCAGGAATGGCAGGTGGTGGAATAAAAATTTCGCCAGACGCTATAACTTTTTGTCCTTCGGGATTAGTTGATTTAAATAAAAATATGGTTATGTCTTATTTACACAAGGCAATTAAACCAGTAAATCAATTGCGTATGATAGAAGACGCTGTTGTTATATACAGAATAGCAAGAGCACCTGAAAGAAGAATTTTTAAAATTGATGTTGGTAATTTACCAAAAGCAAAAGCAGAACAATATCTCCGTGATGTTATGGCAAGATATAGAAACAAACTTGTTTATGACGCAAGTACAGGAGAAATTAGAGACGATAGAAACTATATGTCTATGCTTGAAGATTTTTGGTTACCAAGTAGAGAAGGTGGTAGAGGAACAAGTATTGAAACTTTACCAGGTGGTCAAAATCTAGGTGAAATAGCTGATATAGAATATTTCCAAAGAAAACTTTACCGTTCTCTAAATGTACCAATTAGTAGATTAGAAGCAAGTCAAGGTTTTAATTTAGGAAGAACAACTGAAATTACTAGAGACGAACTTAAATTTACAAAATTTGTACAAAGATTAAGAAAGAAATTTACAGATTTATTTAATGATTTAATTAGAACACAGCTAGTTTTAAAAGCAATCATAAATGAAGACGATTGGGTTGCTGTTAAAGAGAAAATCAAATATGACTTTCTTGCTGACGGCCACTTTTCTGAACTAAAAAATGCTGAACTATTAAGAGAAAGAATAGGTTTAGCTAATGATGTTAGAGATTATGTGGGAAAATATTTTTCAGTTAAATTTGTTAGACAAAATATACTTAAACAATCTGAAAGAGAAATTTCACAAATAGATAAACAAATTAAAAAAGAAATTGATGATGGTATTATTGCAAGTCCACAAGTAAGTGTACTAGGCAATGATCCTGACGAAATAATATAAAAGGAGAAAAATAATGGCTGATAATGAAACAAAAACAACTGGTGCAACTATGTCACCTAAAGGTTTTTTTGACCAATCACATAAAACTGCTACTACAAGTTTTGTTGATAAACTTGCTAGTGGAGATAATAAGGGTGCAGGTGAAGATTTTAAAGACGCATTAAGAAATAAAGTAGGAGACGCTTTAGACGCAAGTAGAAAGCAGTATGCCTCTGGTTTATTTAATGCGGCTAAAGATGTTATGACGAAAACAATAACACCAGGACAAGGCGCTGATGTTGCAGAACCTCATTCGGATCCAAAACCAAATATTGCGGCTCCATTAGGTCAAAATGCTACACAAGCTGATGTTCAAAACGCAATGACACCAGAAGCGGAACCTGTTACTGCACCTGCCGAAACGGCACCTGCTGAAACAGCACCTGCTGATTCTGGTGAAATAAAAACGGGAGAATAATAATGGCATTAACGGTATCAAGTATTGTTGGTAATGTATCAGGTTTTATTCAAAGCGACAAATACAATGCTCTTTCACCAACTGCTAAAGAAGCAGTTAAGACATTGGTTGAAGGTTTGGATGGAGTAGACTGGTCATCACCACAAGATTTAGTAAACATAATTGAAACTAAAGTTGCTGAAGTATCAGTTGCAACTGGAGTTGCCGAAGCTGACCTTACTACATATTTTGAGGCATAGTAATGACTTTAGCTGTCGCAACAAAAGTTGATGACACTACAAAAGCAATTATAACTGCTAGTGGTGTAAGCGGAGATGGAGGAACTTTATTTGAGTCCGACAAGAGTATATCATTGGCTAATGTTTATTATGAGATAAGAGGAACTGGTACAGCGACTCTAACTCTCGGAGACCAAACTTTAAGTTTAACTGGGTTTGGTAATTGGGGTTTGAAAGAAGGAGAAGCTAGAAAAGTTATAGACCAAAAATTAGATACGGCTACAACTTTGGAAGTTTCTGTTGACGCTGAAGTTAGTAAATTTAACTTGGCAGTAGAAGTACAAAAAGAAACAGAATTAGGGCCGGCAAGTTCGGCATAGGAGTGTTAAATGGCAGACGCAATAACAACGCAAGTAATAGCTGATACAGCTGGAGTTAAGTATGTTGTTAAGAGAACAAACATAAGTGATGGTACTGGAGAAACTGATAGTGTATTAGTTGACCCTACTACTTCAAATTTTATGACTGCTGACGCAACAAAAAGCGTGAGCAAAGTATGGTGTTCTATTAATACTGCTAATTCAAAATCAGCAGTAGAGATATCCTGGGGAGGAGCTTCTGCTAATACAACAGCATTAACATTATCAGGAAATGGTTTTTTTGATTTTAGAACTGCTGGAAACGACATAGCTAACAATGCTACAGGTGCTACAGGATATGTATATTTGTCAACAAAAAACTTTGCTTTACACGACAATTATACATTGGTTGTTGAATTTAGATAGGGAATTGTATAAATATTAAGGAAAGAGAGAGATAAACTATTATGAAACTTATAACAGAACATATAGAAAATGTTGAATATTTTACTGAAGAATTAAAGAACGGTAAAAAGAATTATAAGATAAGAGGCGTGTTCTTACAATCAGAAGTTAAGAATCGTAATGGACGAGTCTATCCTAAAGAAACACTTACTAAAGAAGTAACTAGATATAATAGAGAATTTGTGGAACAGAAAAGAGCGTTTGGTGAATTAGGACATCCTGATGGACCAACGGTTAACCTAGAAAGAGTTAGTCATATGATTACTAAACTTTTTCCAGATGGTAACAACTTTATCGGTGAAGCAAAAATAATGGATACTCCGTACGGTAAGATAGTAAAAAATCTTATAGATGAGGGCGCTAAATTAGGCGTTTCTTCTCGTGGTATGGGTTCATTACAAAGAGGAAGAAATGGTGAGGCACAAGTCGGAAGAGACTTTTATCTTGCTACTGCTGCTGACATTGTTGCAGATCCAAGCGCTCCAGACGCTTTCGTAGAAGGAATTATGGAAGGTAAAGAGTGGGTTTGGGAAAACGGTGTAATTAAACAAAAAGAGCTAGAAGAATATAAACAATATATCCAAGAGGCAAAACGATTGAAAATTGCAGAAGCTAAGGCTAAAGTGTTTGAATCGTTCCTTAAAAGATTATAATATTATAAATATCTAGCAGTAACAAAAAAATAATTATTTTTTTAAATTAAGGAGAACTTCATATGGCCGAAACAGAAAAAGTAGTTAGCGAAAACACGGTAGCAGACGCTCCTAAAAAGAACGCTGTTGCTAGTGAGCCAACGCCTTTGAAAAATGACGCTGAGGATTTAGGTAAAGCTGTAGTTAAACCTACAGACGAAAACCCTAAAGCTAACAAAAGTACTAAAGAAGTTTCTGGACAAGCACCCCAAAAGAATCAAGGTAAAGCTGACGCTATGCCTACTCTTAAAGGTGAAAATAAAGAAACTGATTCTGATGGCGAGAAGATTTCCGAAGGAGAATTACCTTCCGGTCTTAAAAAATTCCTAGACAAAAAAGACAAAAAAGAAGATTCTAAAGACGAAACTTCTAAAGATGTTAAGGAAGATGACCTGAAAGTAAAAGAAGTTGATGTAAAAGAACACATTGACGCTTTAACCTCTGGGGAAAAAGACTTGTCGGAAGAATTTAAAGCCAAGGCTGCTACTATTTTTGAAGCTGCGATTAAATCTAAAGTAAAAGAAATCACAGAATCACTAGAAGCGGACTACAATAAGAAATTTGAAACTGAAAGTACGAAAGCAAAAAAATCACTAGTTGAGAAGGTAGACAATTATTTGAACTATGTTGTTAACGAATGGATGAAAGAAAACGAACTTGCTATTGAAAGAGGTATCAAGGGAGAAATTGCTGAGGACTTTATTAACGGTCTGAAAAAACTTTTTGAAGACCACTATATTGATGTACCTGATGAAAAATATGATGTGTTAGAAGACCAAGCTTCAAAGATTGAAGAGTTAGAGAAAAAACTTAATGAAGAAATCGGAAAAAATGTTGATTTGAATAAACAAAAGAATGTGTTTGAACGAACTGATATTTTAGCTGATGTCGCTAATGATTTAACAGATACTTCTAAAGAGAAGTTTGCTAAACTCACTAACGAAGTTGAATATTCTGACGCTGAATCTTTTAGAACTAAAGTAGAAACTATTAAAGAATCTTACTTTGGTAATAAAAAGGAAGCAAATTCTGACAGCGAAGTAGATAATGCGGTGGCCGATACAAATGGTGTAGACAAAACAGCAGAAGTATCTAACGCAATGGCTGCTTATACTACCGCTATTAGTAAAACAAAAGACATTAAGTTGTCTGTAAAATAATAATAGAGAGAGGAAAAAGATATGTATTTATCTGAAAACTACCAAAAGAAATGGCAGCCAGTATTAGACCATCCTGATTTACCAAAAATTACGGATAGTTATAAACGAGCTGTAACCTCAGTTATCTTGGAAAACCAAGAAAGAGCTCTTAACGAAGACGCTCAATTTATGACTGAAGCTGCTCCTGCCAACCAAACAGGTGCTTCTGTAGCTAACTGGGATCCAATTTTGATTTCACTAGTTCGTAGAGCTATGCCTAACCTTATCGCTTATGATATTGCAGGCGTACAACCTATGTCAGGCCCAACAGGTCTTATATTTGCTATGAGAAGTAGATATAAAACACAAGCGGGAACTGAAGCATTATTTGACGAAGCTGAATCTGCATTTTCTGGAAACGCTGCTAACGCAGATATTCCTGGAGATAGTGGTACATCTTCACATACATCATCACCACAAACAAATCCATCTGTACTTAATGACGGTTCGCCAGGCACTTATACTGCTGCTGACGGAATGGCTACAGCTACGGCTG